GCACTTGATCCATGCAAGGAACTGCGATAAGTATTTTCATGATTTTCCCTTTCTTTGTCTATACCTTATTTCTTGACCTTAACGAATGCGTTCGGAGCAACGATGCCCAAACCGACATACTCTCTGCCCATGACTTCGATGAGATCCTGTTTCTTGAGAGAGAGATCATCGAACTTGAAGTCGATGCCCTGTCCGTTCGGATAGTTTGCTAAAGCACCATGACCAAGGTCACCGACGATAGCATAGGTTTCGCCTGTTGTAGCTGCGGAGAATGCTTTGATCGTATTGTTGAACACAACAGGCAGACCTTCAAAGATGTCAGCGTTGAAGTTTCCGTCATACTGTGCAGACTTGAATGCACCCCATGTTGCCTTGTTCATCATGACTACAGGGTTTGCAGCTTCATCGCTCAATAAAGCCATAGCAGATGCAATGGTAGCCTGTCCGATGGTAGCTGCGGTGAGAACAGGAACTGCAACTGATGTAGCCGTTGAAACAGTACCACAAGCCTCGATCGCAGCGATGATGAGATCGGCACACTTCTTGGCGATTCTGTATGCCAGTTCATCGTAGACATAGTCCAAGAACTCCTCGCCTCTTAAATCGTAGACTTCATCGGAGATCTGTAATACTTTCTTGATGCTCTGCGGTACGATATTCACAGTACCAAGAACGAGGTTTTCAGGTGAGATCGCATTTCCACCTTCGGTGTGGACAACCGCACCATCGGCAGAGATTTCAAAGCCGACCTTGAGATTGCCCTTCATAGCGGTCTTACGGACAAGTGCCATAATGCCTTCTCGATCCCATGCCGTTTTAACGATGTTGTAGACCATCTCTGGCACAGGTACTGTGCCACCGCTTACGTTTTCGGTCAGTAATGCTCTGCATTCTGCATCATTGCCGGATTTGATATACTCTGCATAAGCATCGATGTACTCTTTTGAGTTTCTGATTTCCATATCAGACATTTTTCTTTCCTCCATACTTTCAACTTCTTTGGCAGTCTTTAAGGCATCTGCCATCTCCTGTTTTCTCATTTCAACTTCTGCGAGGATTTCGGCTTTTCTAGCTTCTAACTCTTCGACTTCGGCTGAAAGAGAATCGATGTCGGCATCTTCATTCTGCATTTCCTGTTCGATCTCAAGAGAACGCTTTTCGATGTCTTCCATCTGCATTTCTTTAATGTTCATCTTTTTCATCCTTTCTCAAGGCTTTGAGTTTTGCCAAAAGATTCTCCTTCTTTTCGTTCAACATCCTCATCTCCTCTTCTGCTCTTGCTCTCTCCGTTTCCAACTCTGCGATAACTCCATCGCAATGTTTACGAGCAGAGACGATCTCGGTGTTGTTGTTCTGTGGCAGACTTACGGCTGAAACATCATAAAGTTTACCAACGGCATCAATGCTACGAACGTAGCCATTGCCATCAAAAGACATATGATCTTTCGCAACTGTAAAGCCGAAACTCATCTTGTCTGTATAGCCACCTTTTATTTCTTCGTAAAGGTTTCTACCAATCTCTGTGCCACCCAAATAGGCACGAACTAAAAGACCATGCTCATCGGCTTCCAAGGTCATCGTTTTGTTTGATAACCTGGCAAAGACTCGACCTTCGTGGTCATATTGGAAAATGACATCGCTCATGTCGGTGTTGTCAAAAGCGTTTCTGCTGACAACTTCCTTCACTTCGACTTCATTTCCATTTCTATCTGTTGTGTTGTAGAGATGATAAGGATCTTCAAACGTAGTCGCATAGCCAACCACCATGTAGTCATCAGCATCAGCAACATTCATCGTCATCGATCGGTATTCTCTACCATTCTCAATTTTCTTGTCCATCAGTTCCGTCATTGGAATCTCCTTCCGTTGGTTCTTCTTCGATAGGCTTGTACTCGCCCCTAATATAGGCAACATCACCATTCGGCAATGGTGCGTAGTTGAATAATTCTCTGATTTCGTTAATCGTTAAGATACCTCGATCGCCCAGGTCTCTTGCTACAGTCACTTTAGCCGTCTGTGACATATATTGGAGCCTGTTCGCATTGACATAAACGTGATTACCGAAAGAACGCTCACGTTCGCTATAAATGGCTTTAGATAAGGCTTCCGACAATGCGATGGCGAACGGCTCGATCGCTGAGTTAAAGAACGCATCGAGCTGATCGGAATCGGCTTTGCCTTGGATCACATCTTCGTTTACTCCGAAGTAATCAAAGACATTATCTTTGATCAATTGCATCTGCTTCTCATCAGGTGTATATGGCGAATTCTCTAACTGTTTGATGTCTGTATAGGTATTAGGGAATAACAGCAATCCACCATTGCCGGACTCTGCTTTAAGGTTTTCACGGCTGAATCTCTGCCGTTCTTCTGCCAAGTCCTCTGGCGAAGTAAAATTAGAAACCCTAGCCATGAATCTGTAAGAAGCAGAGTTTTTGACCGCTTCCTCGATTCCCTGTTCGTTGATGGCGATTAAGTCCATCGTTGACTTTAAAGCATGATTAGACTCACCGAAGAAATCGCTCTTGAATTGGTGTTTGTTCAAATAAGCACATCTGTCGAACTCAACGATTCCTGTTTGATTGTTTAAAAACCTATATTTCAGCCACAGCTTGCCTTTTTTGTCCTCTACTAACGAGACTCTTTCCGGCAGAACAGGAAAGAAACCTATCGTCTGCAAATACTCATCCTGGACAGGAACAATAAAAAGATTGTTGGTGCAGTCCAAGATCGTTGAACAACGAGCCAAAAACTGAGGATAGGTCATCCAATCATTTGGCTTATGTCTCATTCTTGCTTTTAAGTTAGGCTGTGCTTCGCCCTGCAATTCGACTTTTAACTTTGAGATGTGTCTAGCCTTTGCTTCGATCGCTGACCTTACAAGTGCCGATTCATACACAGAACCGATGTGATCGTGAAAGATCGGTTCATAAGCCGTTAATAGTTTGAATTGTTCTGTATTTTTAAGTTTTACAGGCTCATCTTTCGGAAAGAGCCAATCAAAAAGACCCATCACGATCTCCTTTCGTTAGTTAGTTGTCTGCCGATTTCGTTCCAATATTTATCTCTCATGCACATCGCATCCAAGAAGGATGCCATGCCATCTATGTGCTGTCTTGGCTCTACTTTGACCAACTGACAGCGTTCGTTTTCTGCATTTATCTTTAGTGCTGAGTTATAGAAATGCACTCTTAAAAGATCGTTGTCACCGATGTCTATCTTTCCGTCTTTCATGTAGCCTTCCGTGGTACGGATGATGCCTGACAAGTTAGTTCCTTGATAAACATCGTCTACATGGAAGCCGTAATTCTTTAAATCAGAAATAAGATACTGTGCAGAGTAGCGGTCATATCCGATCTTCAGAACGTATATCCTATATTTCTCTATAAGCTCTCTACACCAATTGAAGATATCTTGATAATCGATAAAGTTCTCACCGCTCGGATATAGGAATCCTCGCTGGATGTACGCTTTATATGGAAGTCCATCTCTAGCCGTGGCTTCCTCTATTTTGTTTGCCGGAAGATAAAATCTCGCAAAAGTGTGGATGATTCCGTCTCTTTCGATCAGCAACACAGCACAGCTCAGATCCGTCGTTCTACTAAGATCCAAACCTAAAACACCATAGCATCCACTGAAATCTTCTAGTTTCAGAGGTTTGCTTACGCATTTCTCTATGGTTTGTGCATCCAACCACGCTACAGAGGAATTCTGCTTGATGTTGCAATATTTAGTGAGGAACTCGGCTTTCTTTGACAGAGATCCTTCTGCAATAGCGATTTCCTCAAGCATATAGTCAACCGAAACACTTACACCCAGGTTCGGCATGGCTTTCTTTAATTCGTTAATGTCATTCCATTTGTTGACATCATCTATTTGGTAAATGAATGGTGCGAGCCTTGTTTCCTTCGATGTTCCATTTAAGACAGCTGTCGATCGCTTCATTAACTCGTCATAGATACCATCTACATAGTTTGCCGTTGTGATCGACAGGATCATCGGCTGTTTTCTTGCACCTAAAGCGGATTTCAAGACCTCGTACTGTTTGATGCCTTGGTCACCCTGCCATGCTGCCAATTCATCACAAATGACTAGATGAGGGTTCAGACCATCTGACTTTTTAGCGTTAAAAGCTAAAGGCTGAATAGAAGTGTTCGTAGACTCGATATAGACATCGGTTCTTCTTTTTTTGGCGAGATCGTTCAGCTCCGGCTCTGCCTTGGTCATCTGATAGAACGCATCGTAGCATATCCTGGCTTGGTCTAACTTCGGTGCTACAAAGTAAATCCTTGCTCCGTATTCACCATCAAGGAAAGCCATGTACGAGCTTATGGCTGATGCCAAAAGCGACTTACCGCACTTTCTACCCATGATCCAACATATTTCACGGAACTGTCTAAGTCCGTTCTTATCTACTATTCCGAAGATGATAGATAAGTCGGCTTTCTGCCAAAGCTCAAGTTTTAGCAAACCTGGAGCTAACTCACCCTCGTGGTGATGGCAGAAATTCTCAATGTATTTAATAGCCTTGTTGGCTTTCTTCTGGTCAAAGAAAAAGGACTTCTTTTCTAGTCCTTTTACGATATATTCATACCATTTGGTTATATTCTTGCCTTCGATGTCTGTTCCGTCTTTGATTCGTTGGTATCTCTCAAGAATGTAGTTATTCATTCATCATAGCTTCCAATTTTGATTTGTTCTGCTGTTTTGGAAGCATACCTTCCAATCTTGAATTGATCATGTTGTAAGACTTTACTAAAGCATTGTAGGACTGAAGGTTTGCTGACTGTTTCTTGCCAAACTGATTGTTTCCGTTCTGATACTCGTCAGTAAAGCCTTCGGATGCGATGATCTGCTGCAGAGATTCCATCTGCTGTTCAATGAACACCATATTTTCGATAAGAGGATAAGCCAAAGCCATCTTTTCTGAAGATAATGGTGCGTATATCTGTTTAAGTTCCTCAATCCTAGAGGATGTCTTGCTATCTTTTTTCATGTTTGTTTTACACCCCCTTTGTAAGGCTAAAATCGGTTTTTTTAAACCTAGGCAATCGGTGGTCAGCGACCTCTCTTCAAATCCGCATATGGGGGATCACTCAAGAGGTGTTACTCGGCCATACTCATCGACTGTGTACCTTCTCGCTCTGCCGTGCATCTTGTCATGACATCTATTGCACAATGCCATTAGATTGCTGAACGATAATGCTACACTTGGATCGTTCACATTCTGCGGTGTCAGCTTTTTTATATGATGAACATCATCTGCCGGAACTATCTTCCCATTCTTCAGACATTCCTCACAGAGATATCCTACTGACTTCTTGTATGCTTCCCTGCACTTCTTCCATTGCCTTGTACTGTAGAATTCTTTAATCGTCATAATTGTTACAGACAAGCCCAGGTGCGGCTGAAAGGGAAAGACAACGACCGCACCGCTTGTCTGTCTGAATAGTTATAAAAAAAGCGAGGTTGGGTATTCCTCGCAATTTTCTACATTATCATTTTAACTTGGTTTTTTAGGTAATGCGTTACCTCTTAAAGGTCTATCTTGACTTTTAGCAGATAGAACGGATCGCCTTTGACTTTATCGATGCCAAGGTTTTTAACATCCTTGTACTCATTGATATAGAGCATCAGCGCTGGCTCTCCATTTATTTCCTGTCCGATCTCTCCGATCTTCACCCAATCGTCTAACTTAGAGTAAACATCATGTCCTTCGACTTTGACAGGAAGATAGGCAGGTGCATACCTATAGACTTTCTCTCCATAATGTTCTTCCTTCATTCGTGCCTGTCTGAATCGATAGTCATCATTCTCTATGAATTGATCATCGTACTTCTTAATAAATTCCTCAATGTGTTCAGAATTAACCACAGGAATCTCGATGATCTTGTAACGAGGAACATTGCTTCTGCGTTTCAAATCATCTCTATCTTTCTTTAAAGCAATAAAGCTAAACAAAGCCAAGCATCCTAACACAATTGCCAATATTGTCCAAAACATATTCATTCTCCCTTTCAATTTAATGATACATCAGAACAAAGTTGTCTGTGGTTTAATCGGAATCCATTTGTCTAACTCTGCCAAGACTTTAGACCACGGATGCTTTTCTATAATGGTTTCATTGTGGAACACAGGCTTGTGTTTCAGCCATATGTCCAGGAAGTATTGATCACCACTTTTCTGAACATAAGCATATATCTCTTTATAGTAAATATCGATGCTTGCCGGAGTGATAGGATTCGACTTGACCGCTCTTATTTCAGCATCGTAAGTCTTGGTTAAGTAGTCGAACTCTTCCTCGATTCCTTCGTATATGTTCATTCCATCTCTATCTCCGCAAGGCAATCGTTCCACCCTTTTGAATAGTCATCGGAGAACCATCTGTTTTCCATCTGCTTCAAATGTGGCAATGGTCTTAACGGCACAAACTTGAAGGTCTTACTCTCATCAAACGGAATGCCCTGCATCAATTCTTCTTCCGTTGCTTTTAATCTATCTACAACAACTTTGACGGCATACCACTCATCAAGCGAAACACCATCAGGCATATCAACCAATATTACTGCTTTCATTTCTTTCCCTTTCTACTTTTACTGTTTGAACGTGCGACCATATTTCCTCATATTCATCCCACGCTACCATTAATT